GGAGCCGTTCATGAGTACACCAACTGCCGAATGACCCGGATGATCATCCGAGGACAGGTCGGCACGTTACCAGTATCCGCTGAGTGTACGTGGATCGCTGAAGATGAACTTGAAGACGCCGTCACATCCTGGGTTGACGGAACCGTTGACAACCTGTTCGGGTTCCCGGGAACAACGTACGAGGTTGCCACTGTCGCATACAATATCGACAGGTTTGCCTTTGTCATTGACAACAAGCTGGTCGAATCCTGGAACTCCAGCTACACCGTCACAGACGTTGGGCCGGGGCCGCGACAGACTCTGCTCGCTACGTCTGTACCGTACACCACCGGCAACAAGGATGTGTACTGGGACAACCGAGACAGCACTGCCGGTGTGCAGCAAGAGTTGGTGCTGACCAACGGCACAGACACGATGACGATCAACTTCCCGAAAGCCGTGTTGAACCCAGAGTCTCCTTCAATTGAGGGGGCACTGGAAGAAATCCGTTTGCCGATGACTTGGGAAGCACACCGTCAGACATCAACCCCAGCCTTCAACATTGTATTGACTAACACATGATCGACCCAGAACTCGATGATGGTTTTACCTTCGAGGTGGACGGCAAACCCTGCCGTCCACTTCTACATGATGACCCTGTGAGAGACAGCCGGAGTCTCCGGATGATCTTGTTCGACAGGTGCTTCTTCAGACGACAGGCCACGCCAGCAATGCTTCAGTGCATCGCAGAGTATGACCTTGCCAAAGAGAAGAAAGACTTTCAAGACCTGAACGACAGTATCGAGATGCACGTCCTGTACAACCCCGGCCTGAGTATGCTTGACTGTTTGAACTGTCAACAGTTCGCGGTCGATCACTCAACTGGTGAAGTACAGTACGGGCCTGACGAGAAGCCGAAGAGAATCCCTGGCGGTATCAAGGTCCCGTGCGAGACATCACAGGGCTGTCTGAAGCGGCACCACACTGACCCGATCGGGCTGTCCAACAGTCGTTGGGCCAAGACGTGGAACCACTACTGGACGTACAGAAACGAAGTTGAACATGCGTTGAAGGAAGACCCAATCTTCCGGCGGAACAAACTCCTGATTGATTGGATAGTGGAGTATGATCGAGATAGAAGGTTTGATCCGTTTATTGGCAGAAGCCCCCGCCGAAGACGCCCCAATGACCCGGCCCAAGGAACTGCTGGATCGTGTGGCAATCGAAAGAGTTGCACAGGAGGGGGTTGTGCAGCCGGGGCCTGCAGTGCCCAATGCCCGAGTGAATCCAGCACAGATGGCAGCGGGGTCACAGCCAGAGCCGAATCCCTCACAACCAGCATCTGGCGTACCAAGCAGATTCAACTTCCGACAACCTTCATCGGGGCCAACGGCGAACCCGATCCAACAGATTCAAGCGGAAGGTCAAGCTGCCCAAGCCACGCAACCGCAGAGATCAGCAGGAGCGACTGCTGACCCTAAGACAGGTATGCCGAGCATGGACATGCCTGTCAAAGTGATGGCTCCTGAGACGTTCATGGGCCGCGTAGCAACGCCCAAGATCCTTGAGGCGATTGCCGGGATGCCCGCTGAACGAAGGCAGCGAGAGACGGTCGTGGGTGTTGCCGGTCCCAGTCCGAAGACACAGGTCACAATCTCAGTACCCCCAGCGTTCCCGATTGACCCGAAAGAGGCTTTCTCAATCGTGGATGAGCAGTTAGAATTGCCACCACGGCAGGACCCGATTAACCCTCGGGAGATCCGAGCAAACCTGGACGACCTGCAGTTGGAGTCAACCGAAGCATTCGTGGCACGATCATATCAAAACAATGAAGGTGCTGCATCTGAACTGGATCGGTATTACCTATGATCTTCAAGTACGGCACTTACGCACACGATCAAGACGAAGTGATGGTCCGCACTTCCGTGCAGGGCATCTTCGACAAATTCAATCGTCGCATGGGCGACATGATTGAGTACACGATCATTGGCGTAAAGCAGGTTGCCGACGACCCGAACCCAGAGACCACGAAGGCTAACCTGACCACAGCGTTGCAGGCCCTCACAGATGCGTACAACGAAGACTACAAAGACTTCGGTCTGTTCCACGACGACGGTACTACTCCGACAAGACACATCGTCAACAACAGTGAGACGTTCGGAGGAACCAAGGTAGTCGTCGCACCGTCGTTCATGAACGGCCCTTGGACTGGCCGAATCGAGTACCTCAACCGACGCATGTACTACTTGGTACTGCGGGCTGAGATCCGTGTCGGCAGTGGTCTATACTCCTGGAACGAACGTATCACTGTTAAGGGTACTGGCGGGCCTCTGTGGCGTTACAGCCCTCAACAGACAGGAACACCCCAAGGCCAGGTGCTGCAGACAGCCACGTCCTTCTGGTATGTGCAGGAGGGTGAGAATGTTGGGCGGCAGGACTGGGAACCACCTGCGGACCCAATATACCCTTCGATAGAACATGGCGAGATGCGAGTCCGCACCTTCGAGACTGCCAAAGACATAGTCGTCGGTGGGGCAGAGATGTTTGCCACGTCCTGGAAGTACTTCATGGAAGCAACCAGCGATATGGGGTTCAATGCCTTCCTCTTGCCTAGCGTGAACTCATGACATGGTCAATGTCCGGCATAGACTACCCGGTCGAACTTATATACTCACAGACGTTAGGGTTTCAGCCTGACGTTCTGATGCTGCGTTGCAACCCACAGGTTGGCAACTTCCCGGCCAGCGGTACTGTCTCACTCTCTTGGGATGCCACGATAGTAACGCTCCCGAACTGTGTGGTTGACCTTGGCTCGCTGAAGGTGACACCCGACGGTAAGTTCGTCCAATTGAAAGTACTCGATCGGCGTGAGTACTGGAGGATGGCGGCTCCGATCAGCGGCGAGTACAACCTGATCCGAGTCGGTCAGTACGTGTCGGCTAAGCAGAAGAACTTACGGCAGCTTGGTACGATCCTCATGACTGCACTGGGCGAGCCTGGGGCCGACGTGTCCGCGTTACCAACTACGGTCTACCCGCCGGTATCTTGGGAGTGCGAATCCGTAATCGAGGCAGCACAGACACTCTTTGAAGAGTACGGGTACTCCGTGTCTCTTGGCTTCGGGTCTGAAGCCGTCACAGTGGTTAAGCTAGGTACAGGGGCCACGCTCTCATCCACGGACCAGTTCATCTCATCAGACACAATCGACCCGAAGACCGTTCCACAATATGTCCGCAACTGCTTTGCCCATTCAGTCGCACAGGTGCGACTGAAGTTAGAGGCTGTTGGCTTGGACACTGACGGTACATGGAAACTTATTGACAGTCTGTCATACAAGCCAGCCGCTGGTTGGGAAGCCGTCCCTCCGTACACGTTGGCCGGGGCTGACGCAGGTCTCACAGAAGAACAAGTCATTGAGTCAACAGGTTACGTCCGTAGAGCCTACCGCGTCATGGGGTTCGCTGACGAGACTTGGAACCCCCCGGACGGATCTGAGACACTGAGTGGCCTCACCGACATCCTGCCTCTCCAGAACAGACTGCTTGAGACAGAGAACATCCGGGCCGACGAGTCTCGCACACCGTTTCGAGTGTATGGCCAGTATCATCGGCTTGAGGATGAGACAGGACAACCGCCAATTCCAGGCGGGGCAGACACTGCGATCGGTGACAGGGTCACGGGTCGTCGCGTTCGGTTCGACGGTGAGAATGGGATGATCATCTTCGACGAACCAATCTGGCGAATGGTGTCTTCTGAATATAAAGCCGCAGACCTTTGGCTTGAGTGTACCGTACGAGCCCGGAACCAGACCAACTTCGCGTGGAACCACTACGAGTATGATGTGGAGGTTGAGCCGACAGGAACTGGGTATCACACGGTCCACCACGAACAGTCTGCCGAGACCATTATCGACTACGACAGCAGTCACGCAGTCACAGCGGTAAACACGAACCAAACATCGTTGAACGCTCTCGGTGACGCCTGGGCTCTCGTCGTGGCGGCATCGTACGCCACGACTGCAAGTCAGTTCAAAGTTTACCATGAGCCAAAGTTGACTCTCCGATGCGACGGTGCGATACTGCAGATCAAGCACACTCTCACTGCCGGGAACCTCGGGGCTGCGGTGAATCGCACAGAGGCGTCAAGGCACTTTGAGTTTGACCGTGGCGTTCCTTCTCGGGCACAGAGGATCGCACATCTTCGAGCTACAGCATCAAAGGTGGGCATTATGCGACAGGCTAAGAAACTTTCACGCAGGGAGTCGGCAGATGACTGACCGTACTTCCGGCCAACACCGAACCACAACGGGGCTGGGGGATTCACTGAGATGGACCAACACGTCTGGTGAGACCATCCCGGCGTACGGCGTTGTGCAACTGCGAGCCAACTTCGCAGCAGGGTACAACCAAGCATCAAAGCCAAACGACACACAAGGGTTGTTCTTTGCTAACGGGGCTGTCGCGGTACTCGCTACGAAGAAGGGTGAGAGTCAACTGTGGAACCGCCCAAGGCTTGTCAAGGTGTCAGGTTCTCCGTCTGTTGGAACACAGGTCGGACCTGTTGCAGACTCGTGGTCGATGTCTGAAGAAGGCACCGGCTTCTACGTCATGCACCAACCGGTAGACGGTGTCGCCGCTGTCGTTCAGGTTGGGTCTGGTGGCGGGGGTGGGCAGCGTATCTGGTTCAACATCGACGAAGTGATCTGTGCCGAAGACGGGTCGATGACGTTGGTGGCTACTCCTACGAAGTTCACTGGCGGGTGTGGGGCGTCAATACCGGGCGTAGACTCATACGGCCAGGTGGAGGTCGTGGATGATTGTTCCACGCTGCAGTACTACACAGCGGAGTGGCTGGTCGGAAAGCG